CTGCTATTGATGATATGAAAGATTTTACAGATGCATACTTAGTTTTGGTTAATATGGGTGGAACTACTGATGAAGAACTGGAAAGAATGAATAAAAATAAAGTTATGCTTATCAATGATCAAGGCGATGCTAAGTGGCTTGTTAAACAAGTTAATGATGGTTATGCTCAAAACAATAAAAATAGATTAAATCAAGATATCCATAAATTTTCTATGATACCAGACATGCAAGATAAAGAGTTTAGTGGAAATAGCTCAGGAGTTGCACTCGGATATAAGTTATTAGCTTTGGAACAATTAGCAGCACAAAAGGAAATGTATTTCAAAAAGGCAATTAACCAAAGATTACAACTTATGATAGATTTTCATAACTTAAAAATAAAATCTACTGATATCCAAAAAGTGTTTACTAGAAATGTTCCAAAGAATTTAGTTGAAGCAGCAGATACTGCTCAAAAATTACAAGGAATAGTATCACATGAAACTATTTTATCTATCTTGCCATTTATAGAAGATGCAAAAGGAGAGTTAGAAAAAATAAAAGCTGAAGAAGATATTAATGCAATAAAAGATATGAATACTCCATTAGGAGTTGGTGCTGATGGTTCAAAAGAATAGAGCATATTGGGAAGAAAGGCAAGTTAAAAGAGAATCTAAGGCATTTACTACTATTCAAGATATTGAAAAAGAGTATAAGATTGCACTTTCAAAAGCTAAACAGGATATAATTAAAGAAATTAGCAGAATAACTACAACTTATATGAATGATAATATTCTAAATTATAATGAAGCTTTGAAACATTTAAAAGGTGATGATTACAAAGTTTGGAAAAAAGATTTACATGATTATATGAAAGAATATAACAAACTTTTAAAGAATGCACCTTTACAAGCACAAAAATTATATTTAGAAATTGAAACATTATCTGCTAAAAGTCGTATAAGTAGATTAGATAGTCTTAAAACTCAAATTGATATGGAGCTTACTAAGTTGATATTTGGAGTTGAGGATAATGCTAAGAATACTTTAACATCAGTTTATAGAGATACTTTTATAGAAGTAACTAAAGACTTGGGTATTAATCCTATTGTCAGTAGAGATAAAATAAAAACAGTTTTAGATAAACCTTGGAGTGGTGCCAATTTTTCTCAGAGGCTTTGGAGCAATACAGATAAACTAGCAGAAACAGTTAAGCAAGAAATAGTTAATGGTATGATACAAGGTATTAATCTGAAAACTATGACTAAAAGAGTTTCTGAAAGATTTGAGACAGCTAAAAAGAATGATATTGAAAGACTTCTAAGAACTGAAGTTAATTATGTTTTGAATCAAGCTACACTTGATGGTTATAAAGAAGCTGGAATAGAAAAATATGAATTTAGTGCTACTTTAGATAGTAGAACAAGTCAAATTTGTTCTGAGTTGCATGGTAATATATTTGAAATAAAAAATATAGCTGTTGGTTTGAATTATCCACCAATGCACCCAAGATGCAGAAGTACGACTATCCCAATTATTGATTATGAAAGCTTAGTTAAACAAGGTAGAGAAGAAATAGAAAAGAATAATTATACTTTAGATGATTCTAATAATGAGCCATTGACAAATAATGAAAATAAGAGTATAACTAAAGAAAAAGATAATTTTGAAGAAGCTATAGCTAAAGTTTTAGAACATGGAAATAAAACAGGAACAGAAGCTCTTATGTGGTTGGATTTAAATGGAAATGAGATAGTCCCGTTTGCTACAGGAGATAAAAATTCAGTGAGCATTCCAAGAGAAACAATGTTATTTTTAAGTAAACAAGCGAAATCTAGTGTTATATCTTTGCATAATCATCCATCAAGTTCATCATTTTCTCCTGAAGATATGAATGTTGCATGTATCTTATCATCTGTAAAAGAAATGAGAGTTGTAGGACATGACGGTACGAGATATTATTTAGAAATAGGAGATGGACAAAGAAAAAGCTTAAAAGAAATAAGGAAAACTTACGAAAGTATGATTTATGATTTTAAAGATGAATATAGAGAATTGTATAAAAAAATAAATGATAATAAAAAAGCATGGAAAGAAGTTTCACATATAGTAAATGAGAGGGTAGCTAAAAAATTTGGTTGGAAATATAGGAGGGAAAACAATGAATAAAAATATATTGGTTCCAGACGAGTTGATTATTGATTTGTCTTTAACTAAAGAAGAAATCAAGAAGCAACTAAATGATTATGAAGAAGCATGTGAAAAAGCCCATAAAGAATTAGAGTTAGAAACAGATAAATAAAACAATTAACTCAAAAGCACTTAGCTAAAAACTAGGTGTTTTTTTTATTGCAAAAGAAAGGAGGTACTGTGAAGCATTTACTGACAATTATTCAAGCAGGATTAATATTAGGTAAAATATTTGATTGGATAAATTATAAATGGGTTATTATTCTATTACCATTGATAATTTATTTTGGGATATTAATAATATCTTTTATCATTATTGGAATAATATCATATATTGAACATCTTAAATTGAATAAATTACTTAAAGAACTTAAAGTAAAAAAATAAGGTTGTCGTACTGAGGGACATTAAACATCTGGATAAAAGTACAGTCAAACAGGACTTTAAACAGGAGGGAAAAATGAAAAATTTTAAACTTAATATTCAACTATTTGCAGAACCAGGAGAAATAAAAACATTTACTCAAGAAGAAGTTGATAAAATGATAGAAACTAGACTTAAAAGAGAAAATGAAAAATTTGAAAAAGCAAAAAAAGAACTTGAAAGACAACATAATGAATCTATTGAAGATTATGAAGAAAGAATCAAAAATGCTAATCTTACTGCAGAAGAAAAGCATAAAAAAGAACTTGAAAAGATTCAAAAAGACTTAGATGCAAAGAATGCTGAACTTTCAAAGATTAAGACAGATGAAATCAAAAGAGCTACATTAACAAAATATAAAATGCCAGATAAGTTTTTAGATAGAATTAGTGGAGTTACAGAAGAAGAAATAGAAGCATCTGTTAAAGGTTTTGCAGAAGTAATGGGTGAATATGTAAAAGGACTTGGTGCTAGTGGAGTACCAGGGGCAATGAATGGTGGAAGTAATGGTGGAGCTGATAAAAAGGCTCAATTAGAAGATTTAAGAAAGAAAGCTTTTGAAAGTGGTTCTGATATAGACAGAGCTAACTATGTAAGAGCAAAGCAAGAATTAGAAAACTCAGGAGGTAATGAATAATGAAAAAATTTATAACACTTTTAGGAATGACTGGATTAAATATCCAATTATTTGCAGATCCAAAAATAGATAAACAATTAAACTCAACAAATCAAGCAATATCAAATGATATATTAGATGAATTACAATTAGTAAATCCTAATAACTCCCCTATCATATCTCACATTTTGAGAGGTGGAAGAGTAGATAAAACTACATCTACAAATATCGAATGGATAGATCATTACGAAAGAAAAGTAACATCTAGTTTAAAAGTTGCTTTAAATGCTGGAGTAACTGAAATTCAAGTAGTAGATGAAGATATTTTAGTTCAAGACGCTTTATTATCAATTGGAGATGAAATAGTAAAAGTTATTAAAGTAAAAACAGACAATAAAGCGGATGTGACAAGAGGATATGCTGGAACAACATCTACTGCTGGAAATATAGCAGCAAATACAATAGTTCAAAGTCTAGGAATAGAAATGGAAGAAGGCGGAGAACTTAAAAAGTCTTCTGTTAGATTACCTGTTCATATCACAAATAACACAGGAATCATATATGAAGAATATGAAGTAACAGAAACAGCTAAACATTTAAATCCTCATGGACAAGGTGGACTTTCTGTAAGAGAATTAGAATCTCAAAAGAAAAAAGATGAGATGCTAGGAATTATGGAAAATAAACTTTTAAATGGAGTTAAATATGTAAATGGTAAATTAAGAATTTCTGGTGGTATAAAATCTTTAATTAAAGAACATGGAATAGTTTTAGATGCTGGAAATCAACCTTTCTCAGTTGATTTATTGACAACAGCAGTAAAAGCAATAGTTAATAAAGGAAATCCAGGAGCAGCAGACTTAAAAGCTGGTAAGTATTTTGTATGCGTACCTTGGGATATAGCTATTCAAATTAATAAACTGAATAAAGATATTGTTAGGGCAGATGTAAAAGAAAAAGTAACAGGAACTGTAATCACAGAAATAGTTACAAATGCAGGAGTTGTATCTGTGTTCCCAGCTCCATCTTTAGCACCTAATGAATTTCTATTAATTAACTTGAATGAGGTTAGTTTAAGACAATTATACCCAATAAAAGAAGAAGTAGGAGCTAAAACTGCTTTAGCTGATAACTATTTCTTGCATGGGGAATATGCACATCAAATAAAAAATTTACCATTCCAAGTGCATGTTAAAAATGTAAAAATATCATAGGAGGTAGTAATGGCTAAAAAACAAGATGAAATAACTAATATTGAAGAAACAAAAGAAATAATTTTTGAATCTAGCTATAAAAATTTGATAATAGCTGGGACTTCTATTCAATTCAAAGATGGAGTTTACTCGACATCTGATGAAAATGAAATAGAGATATTAAGAAATAATAACCTTGTAACTGAGGCAGGAGAATAAAAAACTCCTGCTTTTATTATATTAGGAGGTTATAAATATGGATGAACTTTACAATAAAATAATTGAAAAAGTGAAAGAGTTAACAGATGTTAGCAACGAAGCTAGATTGAAAATTCAAGTAACTATTTTGGTTAGAAAAGCTTTGAACTTTATGAATAGAGATGATTTTCCAGTTGAGCTTATAGAGCCATTTGCTGAGCACTTAGCATTAAAAACTATTGAAGAAACTGAAATAAAAGGCAATATCTCTAAAGTTACTGAAGGAGATACTACTATAGAATACAACACATCTAATAACACAACTGATGAAATGTTTCTATCGTTAAAAAGCCAATTATTTAGATTCAGAAAGGTTGGGACTGTATGAATATTTTAGATAAGTTACATGCAGATAGAGTTACTGTTATTAGATCTGTTGTAATAGTGGATGAGTACGGTGGAGCTTTTGAAGAACTAAGAGAAATATTAAAAGATATCCCTTGTAGACTTTCACAAAAATGGTTGAAAAGTGTGAGTCCAGGAATGATTAATAGTAGTGGTCAAGAATATAAACTCTTTGTAGGTTTGGATGTAGATATAAAACAAAATGACTTACTTAAAGTTATAAGAAAAGCTGATGGAGCTGTTTATATGTTCAAAGCATCAAAACCTTTAGCTTACAACATAATAAAACATAAGGAAATAGCCTTGACAGAAGTATCTGAAAATGAGGTAGATTATGGAACTTAAAGGATTTAAGGAATTCGATAAAATTCTTGATGAAATAAAAACAAAGGCTCCACAAGCTACTGAAAAATTTTTAATGTTACAAGCTGAAGATTTAAAAAAAGATGTTAAAAATCTAACACCCGTCGACACTGGAACTTTAAAAAATGCTTGGCAAAGAGAAAATGGAAAGAGATTAACTGGAAATACATTCTCTCAAATTGTATTTAACATGACTAATTACGCTCATCATGTTGAGTATGGTCATAGAGTTGGAAGAAGCAAAACAAAATTTGTTAAAGGTAGATTTATGCTTAGAACAGCTGTATCTATGAGACAAATTAAATTCTATAAAGATTTAAAAAATTTTTATGGAGGATTGATAAAAAAATGAAATGGGTGGATATAAGGAATGCATTAAATAAGATTATTTCAGAAAAGTTAAAAGTAAATCCATATACTGAAGATATAGATAATGTCAAAAAACCTTGTTTTTATATTGATTTAGTTAGCTATAAAAAAGAGTTTAACTCTGAATATAGAGAGCTAAAAACAATAGATGTTGATATTATCTACTATCCAAAAACTAATGGAAAGCTAACTAATGCTGAGATATTAGAAAATTTAGAAAGCTTAGATAATGCATTTGAAATAGAAGGGAAAAAGGTTTTGCATGTACTAGATAGATTTCTAACTTTAAGAAATACAGATATAAAAATTGTCGATAGAGTTGGTCATTATGTATTTACACTAAGTTTATACGATTTATATGGAAAACCTTATGATTATGAGTTAATGAATGATTTAGAATTAAGATTTAAAGAAGGAGGTAGCAATTAATGGGAAATGAAGTAGGACAAATAAAAGCTAGTCCAAACATTAATATAGAGTTTAGAACTCTTGCAACAACTGCTATACAAAGAAGTGAAAGAGGCATAGTTTGCTTAATATTAAAAGATACTAAGAAAACTGTTAAATGGAATACTCTAAAAACAATAGCGGATTTGAAAGAGAAAGAATGGGATGCTAAGAATGTTAAATATATAAAACTAGCAATGCATTATGGGGCTAAGAAAGTATTAATAAGAGTGTTACAAACTGGAGAAAATATAGATGATGTTCTAGGTGAATTTAAAGAAAGAAAAATGAATTGGTTAGCTTATCCTGGAGCAGAACAAGCAGATGACCAAAAACTTGTAACTTGGACAAAACAAGTATTTGGAAATGATGGGGCAATAGGAAAAACTGTTAAATATGTATCTAGCTTTGCTAATAATACAGATCATGTTGCAATAGTTGAGTTAGGAAATACTGGAACTTATAAATCTATATATGGAGATTTTACAGCTCAAGAGTATACTGCAGCAATAGCAGGACTTATAGCAGGAATGCCTCTTAATCGTTCTGCTGATAACTTTGTGATGAGTGATTTAAAAGAAGTAGATTACTTTGAGCCAAAACTTGGTAAATTCTCTCTATACAATGATGATGAAAAAGTTAGAGTTAATTATGGGGTAAATTCAAAAACTACTTTTGATAGCACTTGGAAGAAAGATACAAGAAAAATCAAAATAGTTGAAGGGATGTGCTTTATAACTGATGATATAAGAGACACATTTAAAAATTATTGGCTAGGAATTTATATAAATGATTACAATAATAAAATGAATTTCTGTTCTAATGTTACTAAGGTTTATTTTAAAGAAATGGCTCCAAATGTATTAAGTGGAGACTATGATAATAAAATTGAAATAGACTTAGAAGCACAAAAGAGATTAATTGTTTTAGATGGAAAAGACCCAGAAGAAATGACTGAAATGGAAATCTTAAAATATCCATCTGGAGATGATGTATTCTTAACTGGTGATGTTAGATTTGCAGATACTATGGCAAATCTTAGCTTAGTTATAAAGATGTGATAGGAGGTTATAATGGCAGATACAAGTATAAGAGGTTATCATACTATTGCTGGAGCTCATGGTACTCTTTGGATAGATAATGAAAAAATAGCAGAATTTTCTAAAGTTAATGCTAAAGTTACACCTGATAGAAAAGATGTACAACTAGGATTATCTGTGGATAGTAAAATCGTAGCTTTAAAGGGAGAAGGAAGTATTACTCTTGAAAAAGTATATTCAAGAGGTAAGAAAATAGCTAATAAATTAATAAAAGGACATGATCCAAGAGTTAGGATAGTTACTAACTTAGCAGATCCTGATACACCTGGAAAGCAAGAAGAAAGAATATCTTTAGATAATGTTTGGTTTAATTCAATAGATTTAATCAATATTGCTAGAGGAGAAGTTATAGAAGAAGAGTATCCATTTGGATTTACTCCAGAGGATCTAAAATATGAAAATGATATAAAATAGGAGGATAATATGCTAATTACAGCAGATATGCTACTTGAAAATAGTAAAAAGATAAATAATGATGAAAGAGAAAAAATAAAAATCTATATAAAAGAATTAGATGGAGATTTAGAATGTGAGCTTTTAAACAAAGAAGATTACTTAGATTTAATCTTATCT